GCGGCGGCGACGATCGCGAAAGACTTGTCCGGCATCCGCGCGTACTGCCGCTGGACGCTGCGCGCGCAGCTCCGGCACGACGATCCGACGCTGGAGTTGATCTGGCCGAAACGGGTCACGCCGATCCCGCGCGCGCTGAAGCTGCGCGAATTACGCCAGCTTGAAACGATCCTGAGCATGCCGCCGCCGACACTGGACGTTAAGCGCCGGCGGATCGTTCGTCGCAATAATCGCGCGCTGCTGCTCATGCTCTATTGCGGGCTGCGAATCTCAGAAGTACCAGAAGTCGACTGGAGGGATGTCGATCTGGACGAGGGGGTGCTGATCGTCCGCAATGGCAAGGGCGGAAAAGACCGCGTGATCGCGCTGCATGGGCGCGTCGCGCGCAATCTGGCCGAAACGCCCGAGCGGCAGCAGACTGGCGCGGTGTGCGGGCATGCGAACGGGGAAAAGCTGTCGTATAAAAGCATGCCGCATATTTTTGGCCCGCGCTATCTCGGCGCGTTCGGCCTGGATATTTCGGCGCATCAGCTCCGGCATACGTTCGCGAGTCAGCTGCTGCATGCCGGCGCGGACTTGCGAACGATCCAGACGTTGCTGGGTCATGCCAGTCTGGAAACGACCCAGCGCTATCTGGCGTTAGACTTCGACGACAAACGAAGGGCGATCGACAAGCTGCCGGAGCGGTTTTAACTAGAAAAGCAATCCTTGATCAGCTGGGCGCGGCATACGCGCCCAGCGCCGCCATGCGATCCCGAACGGCGGATAGTTCGTCGGCGCGGCGACTGGCGCGATCTGGAATAGTTTGTCATGTGGCAAGATAAGAATGATCAGATCGCGCCGTTTCGTGCGCTCCGGCTGGACTTCCCAACCGGCGCATTGGTAACACCATCCATGGCCGCGCTTGCGACCTTGGCTTTTCACAAACGTCGGATTGATCGTGGTATAGAATCCATCCGCCGGCAGCGGCGCCCAGATACCGCGCGTAATCGCGACCGCTTCCGTGATCAGATCCGACGCCAGCACCGTGCGCTGTTCGATACGAAACATGGTACATGCCCAGCAATCGCGCCCGTCGGGACGTTGTGCAATGCCGGGCGCTGGACGATGACTCGCCCAGAGGGCCGCCGGCGTGCCGTCCGGCGCGAAATGCATAAGAACAATCTTGTGACCATTCGCGACAAACTCCGGCGTGCCGGGCGCTTGTCGCGAATAATGCCGATCGGCCATGTCCAGCGCGCGCGGATCGGCATGGTCGATTCGGCTCCAGTACTGCGCGTACATTGCTGAACCTCGTTTCTCATTTGGCGGAATCCTAATCCCTGTTCCCCAGCCATGGCCCGGTCTGGACTTCTGGAGGGAGAATCGCCGTTCACCAGCCAGAAGTCCCGGATTGCGACGCGATCCGCGCGCGCGCCGTCGGTATCGGCGTGATTCTTGCGTTGAGTAGGTTGGTAAGGTGCTACTGACGCGGCACATGCCATAGCGGTTTCGCGGTTGGCTTGGTCGTTAGGCGCGAAACGCAAAAATACGAACGCCCGGTTATGCAGGCTCTAAGGCTGGCGCTGCATGGCCGGGCGTTCGTATATCCTCTGGATTATACACCTCTTCGTACAGGTCACTGATCGACACGCCCAACGCCCGCGCAATCGCCGCAAGCGTCGTCATTTTGACGTTCGTTCGTGTCCCGTCCCAAAGATCGTTCAGTGTCGACATAGATATGTCGGTTCGGCGCGAAAGCTGCGACCGATTCACGCCCTTCGCCTCCGCGACTTCGCGAACCTTCAGCGTATACATTGTGTCTACCTCCACTTCATTGCGCGTAGCACACTATAGCATAGATAGTATGTCCCTGTCAACGTCCGCTTGACATTATATACTATCTATGCTATACTATTCGCAGTACAGAAACGACATCGGAGCCAGCATCATGACCCGCAACCAAGCCAAAACTATCGCGAAGATCAACGCCCAGCACGAAGCGCAGCGCTGGGAAGCGCAGCAGGCCGCGCGCGACGTGTCCGCGCTGGACGCCGTGAGCGTCTTGTATGCTATTCAGGTCAAGATCGCAGAGGGACGGATCGACGAAGCGAAACAAATGTATAACGAATGGAAGAAAGGACACTGACCATGACAAAGCGCACGCCGCGACAAGAATTGATAGACGACGCCGCAAGCCGCGCCCGCAATGGGCGGGGCGCGCACATGGCGCTCGAGGCGGTTGTGTGCGAATGCAAGCAGCACGACGCCGGCACACTCGGCGCGGCGATTGTCGCATACTACCGCAACGTAAGCGAGAACGGATTAGAGCGGCTTATTCATGCCGTAGAAAGACAAGCGAAATGACCTACACCGGGGCATTCAGTAACGCGCCGCTCTATCTGAAAGCGGCATATCAATTTGGTGGCGAGCTTGCCGCGAATGAGGAAGGCTACCGACAGCCAAACAAAGATGAGCGCGACGACATCGCCGGATATTGGAAGGACGGCGCGGCATGGGACGACATGCCGAAGGACGCGCAAGCCCTTGCGCGACAATCATGGAATCAGGGGTATCAAGCGGAGCGGGCCACACAATGACCACGCCCGCCCGCCCGCCGCGCTTCAGCGCGCAGCAGGCCGCGCGCGCCGTTCGCTATTACTAGACCGCTGGACATCCCTGCTATCATTTGAGTTATCACGAAAGCGAGAACGACCATGACGACCGCCACATCCACGCCCGCCGGCCGCGACGTTGTCTACGGCAGCGATCCCCAGCTGGAAGAAAACGCATCGGCGAAATTCGCCCGCAAGCGCGCCGAAGCCGCCCGCGCCGCGAACGCGCTGAACGGCGCCGACGCCGCGCCGCTGTTCCCCGAGCCGGTCGCGGAGAAGCCGAAAGCGCCGGCGACGTTCACGATCCATGCGCTGCTGGACGATTTTCCGTTTGACGTGTCGTTTAGCGGCTCGGCCGAGCAGCTGGCCGCGACCGTCCGCAAGCTGCGCGATCTGGGCGCCGTGCCGCCGACGCAAGCCGCGCGCCAGGCCGTCGAAGCCGAGAAAGAGCGTAGCGCGCCGGTCTGCGAATTTCACGGCGCCATGAAGCCTAGCACCGCGCGGCCCGGGACATTTTATTGCCCAGCGCGGATGGGCAATGGTGAATATTGCAAGAGTAAGGGCTAACACGTTTCTTGACCAGAGTGCTATACTGATCGCGTACGCCGCTACCAACGGAACACTGTTGGTAGCGGCGTCTCCGTTGGTAGCGGTCTGGAGCTGTCCATGGCCCTCGTAATCGATTCGCGCAGCTATCGATCCCCGAACTTTAACGACCGTCCGCTGGGCGCGCGGATTGACGCGATCGTGTGTCACACGACGGAGGGCTACTGGCATACCGACATTGATTACTTGTGTTCCCCGTCCAGCGGCGTCTCATGCCATTACGTGATTGCGCCCGACGGGACGATCTATAGCATCGTCGACGACCAGAAGCGCGCATGGCACGCCGGCGAAAGTTCCTACGCCGGGCGCGTGAATTGGAATGACTTCAGTATTGGAATTGAAGTATCGCATGTCCAGAATCAGCCGTACGACGCGCGCGTACTGCCCAGCTTAACCGCGCTGTGCAAGCAGCTCATCTCCATACACCCGATCCAGCGTTCCTATATCGTCCAGCACCGCTATGTCGCGCCGACACGCCGGAGCGACATGACCAACGTATCGGACGCGCAGTTCGAGAACTGGGCAACGAGTCTGTTTGTCGCGGCCAGCCGCCGCTATCAGGTCACGTCGCCATGCGCGATCTTTACGGATCGCCGCGTCGACGCGCCGCTGTCCGACGGCCCGGACGGCGGACAGACCCAGACATGGCTGGACGTGGGGGATGTGATCAACGTGGGGCAAATTCAGGATGGATGGCTCTGGGTCAGCGATAGCGAAACGACGCCGCCCGGGATCGGCTTTCTGCCGAGTAGCTACGCAAGGCCGCTATGAGCGCGAAGGCATGGAAGAGATCGTGATACCAGCCGCGTACATGAATCAGATCGTGACGGGCGACGCGCGCATATTAGCCGAACGGATACCGGATGCGAGTGTCGATCTGCTCTTTACCGATCCAGTGTATGACCGGATCGACGATTACGCATGGCTGGCCGAAACGGCAGCGCGCGTGCTGAAGCCGGATCGGGCGTGTCTCGCATTTTCAAGTATTGGTCAATTAGGCGAAACGATCGCCGCTATGCGCGCAGCCCTCGCATATCGCTGGCAATTTATCGAATACCGCACAAACGAAGTAAAACACCGGCATGCGCCCGGCGGAAAATGCGTGTATGTACCGCTGCTGTGGTTTGATAAGGGCAATCGCCGGCCGGCGTTCGTGCTGGACGTGCGCGCGGTCGCGGTTCATACCACGGCCAGTAATCACCGCTGGAGTAAACCGCCGCTGACGATCCGGTATTATATGCATGCGTTCACGCAACCGGGCATGGTAATTTTTGATCCGTTTTGCGGCGGCGGCACCATGCCAGCGGCGGCGATCGGACTCGGTCTGGAGTATATCGCATTTGAACGCGATCCCGCTGCCGCCGAACGCGCCCGCGCCCGCGTGGACGCGACGCAAGCCATACACCCGATCTTTCTAGAAGAACAACATGCCATGGAGTTGAACGCATGAGCGTCCAGCCGCCGCCGATCACGCCGATCCCCGCGCGCTATCACTGGCGCTTCGGCTATCTGATCTGCGATACGTGCGGCCTGGAGGCGCGCTACTGCCGCTGTAGCGAACGAACGAACGCCGCGCCGCCGGGCGACGGGGCCGAGAGTAGTCTAAACGCGCGTATCCGCGACGCGCGCCGCATGATGCGAGGGAAACTATAATGCCACCAGCAGTAAACACGATCCATATTGTCTTAACCCTGATCGCCTATGGTATCCTGATCGGGCTGGGCTGGGCGCTTGCTCAGCTGGCCGTCGCATGGCCGGCGTCGCGCGTCTCGGGCGCGTACGCGCTGATCTGTCTGCTGCTGCTGATCTTAGCCTGGATCGTGTGACATGCCGCGCGCCGATCCAAAGACGAAAGCGCGCGCGGTCGCGGACTTACTGGACGGCGTCCAGCCGGCGATCGTCGCAGCGCGGTATAACATTCCGAGCGGCACGGTACGATCTTGGAAAGCCCGCCTCGATCTTCCTGCTGCATCAGCTGTTGCAACGTCTGATGCAACAGTCATCCGCAAGCCGGCGATCGAGCGCGCCCAGCTGGAGATCGCGGATCTGATTCTGGACAATCTCCGCGCGAAGCTGATCGCAACCCAAAGAATAGCTGAGTATGTCACTACACCGGACTGGATCGACAAACAAAACGCCGCCGACATGGGCGCATTATTTACAGCGATCGATAGCGCTACCACCGCTATCCTCGATCGCATGGCCCAGCGCGGACGCAGCGCGGACGCCGCCGACGACGCATGAGCCGCCGCTGGACTGGGCGCGGGCGCAAGCGACGATCGTCCATCCGGTGCATGGCCGGCAGCCGTTCAGCCCGTATCCGTACCAGGCCGACTTTTTGACCGCGTACGCCGCGCCGCGCCGCATTATCGTGAAAGCGCGCCAGATCGGCTTTAGTCAAGTGTTCGCGCTGGAAGCGCTGTATAGCGCGATCCATGAAGCTGAGACGACGATATTACTTGTCAGTCGGTCGCAAGATTTAGCGGTCAATCTGCTCAGGTATTGTTATCTGACCTATGCCCAGCTGCGACACGCGCCCAGTCTGGTCAAAGAGAATGAAAGCGAAATGGGATTCGCGAACGGCAGCCGAATCAAGTCGATCCCCGCGAATAGATCGACCGGGCGCGGCTTCGCGGCGCGGCGCGTCTACTTAGACGAATTCGCGTACGCCGATTACGCGGAGCATATCTATCAGTCGATCGTTCCGACGCTCAGCGGCGGCGGCAGCTTAATCATCGGCAGTACGCCGAACGGGACGCGGAATCTCTTTCACGATCTGTATATGAGCGGCGACGGTTTTGCGCGCATGAGCGTCCCATGGCACGCATGCCCAGCGTACTATACCGACGACGAACGCGCCGCATCTATCGCGCCAGAGGACAGCGCATGGTACCGAAAAGAACGGCCGGCGTTTCCGAGTCAAGCATGGGCGTCGGAGTATGATTGCGACTTTACGGGATCGGGCGTGACCGTGTTTGCTACCGACGCGATCGACCGCGCGGAGGACGGCGCGACGGGCGATCAGGTCGCGCAAGCTGGGCATTACTATCTGAACGTCGCCGACATCGGCCGCCGACAGGATGCAACGGTGATCAATACGATTGACATGACCGTCAGCCCGTACCAGCGCGTCGCGCACGAACGAATCGAGCGCGCGCCGTATCCTATTATCCAGCAAGCGTTAGAGCGGCGCGCAGCGGCCTATCCGGGCGTGACGGTCGTCGAAAGTAACGGCGTCGGCGATCCAGTGATCGAAAATTTGACCGTCTACGCGCAGCCGTTCACGACGACCGCGCGCAGTAAGGTGCAAGCGATCCAGGCGCTCCAGTTATTACTGGAGCATGACCGGCTGAAAGCACGCTGGACGGCCCAGGAACGCCGCGAATTGATCGGGTATCAATGGGACGATAAGGCATTAACGCAAGATTGCGTGATGAGTCTGGCGATCGGCGCATTGTCGATCGCGCAGCTCGGGACACCGGGCGTATGAGCGATAAACTCTCATTCTGGGATCTGCTCAGGGGGAAAATGACTCCCGAGCAGCAACAAAAAGCGCTGAGTATCTCGTTAGCGCCGAACGGCTTTGTCAACGAGATCCAGACCATGATCGTCCGCGGCGGCGCGACATCGTACGGCGCGGACACGGCCGCGCTGGAAGCGACCATGGCGCAAAACGAATTAGTGTACGCCTGCATTCATATCAAAGCGACCAGCGCGCGCGATCCGCGCTTGACCGTCCAGCAGCAGACGACCAGCGGCGGAAAGACGACCTATGAGGAGATCCCGGGCCATCCGTTTCGCCAGCTGCTCATGCACCCGAACGCGCTGATGACGGAGGGCGATCTGATGCAAGCGGCGATCGTGTCATGGGATGTATCGAATCCGCGCCGGTTCTATGCGGAAAAGGTTTACCAGAACAAGCTGCTGACCGAACTCCATCCGCTGAATCCGGCTTGCATGACGCCGCTGCTCAGTCGCGACCGGCGCGACGTGATCGGCTACACATGGAAGGACGGCCAGAACAAGCGCGATTATTCCTTAGACGAATTACTGATCCGCGCCGCGCCGGCGTGGTACAATCCGCCGCCCTTAATCGCGGCACTCGGCAGCGTCGGCGCGGACACGGCCCAAACCCAGACGATCGGCCAGTATTTTCAAAACGGCGGGATCCCGCCATTGTTTCTCAAATACTCCATGGCGCTGAACGACACCCAGCGCGACGACATCCGCGCGAAGTGGCGCGCGATCTACGGCGGCGGCCAGGCCTCCGGCGATATCGGCGTACTGGATGTCAACAGCGACGTGCGCGAAGTGGGCAGCAAGCTTGACCAGCTGGCCAGCCAGACATTACGATCCGTCTCAGAGAGTCGGATCTGCATGGTGTTCGGCGTGCCGCCGCTGATTGTGTACGCCTATGTCGGCCTGCTGCGCGCGACCTATAGCAATCTCAAAGAGGCATGGGCGGGATTCTGGGATGCTACCATGTCGCCGGCGTTCAAAGAATGGCGCGACTGGTACACATGGGCGCTGCTGCCGGAGTTCGAGGACATGGCCGCTATTCGATCGGAAACGGTCAAGCTGGCGTATGACATGACCACGGTCGCGGCCTTACAAGACGATGTCGACGCGATCCAGGCGCGCGCGCGCGCGAACTTTCAAGCCCAGATCATCTCCCAGAACGAAGCGCGATCGGCGCTGGGATACGACGCGATCGACGGCGGCGACGAGGCCTATTATCATCAGATCCCGGCCGCCGCGCCAGCGGCCGCGGGCGCGGCGGCCGGCAAGTCACGCAAGACCCGCGAAACGAAGGTCACGCGGCAGGCGATCGAGCGGCGCATGGAAAAAACGGTCGCGCGCTATCTCCAGGGCGAATACGACGCGGCCGCGCGGGCGGTAGAATGATGGACGACCGTACGCGGATCATGCTGCTGGCCATGCGCGCCGCGCTGATTCAGCTGTTGGGCGCGATCGAAGACTGTCTCAGCATGCCGCGTACGCTGCCCAGTCGCGCGGAGCGGCGGAACGCGCGCGTGACCTATCCGCGTATTGACCCGTAAGGTATACTGAATCTAAACCTATCCGCTGCTCCAGACATGGCGCGGTGATTCTCGAGATCGAGAGTCGCCGCGCTTTTTTATTGCCATGCCGATCACGCTGAACGGTCACGCGCCGCAACTCAAAAAAGATCCGACGACCGGCCTGGACGACGGCGATCAGATCGCAGCGCTCATGAAGCCGTATTACGCGCAGCTGGCGCGGCTGGCGTTCGGCGACGCCGGCGATCAGTATGGTCTGGACGTCAGCTTCAGCTTAGATAATCCGTACGTCCAGACCGTGCTGGCAAAATTAGCGAAACAGGTACGAAACGTGACCGACACGACGAAAGACGACATCCGGCGCTTGACCGGGCGCGCCGCGGATGAGGGCTGGTCAACTGCCGCGCTGGCGCGCGAAATTCGCAAGGCCGGCGCGGACTTGTCACGGTCGCGCAGCGTCACGATCGCGCGCACGGAAAGCGCCGCGGGCTACACCGGCGGCAGCTTAGCCGCGTATCAGGATTCGGGCGTCGTCAGTCAGACCGAATGGATGCAAGGCCCAGACTCATGCGACATCTGTCAAGGTCTGGACGGGACGCGCGCCGATCTGGGCAAGACGTTTCCGGGCGGCTTCGACGGCCCGCCGGCGCATCCGCATTGCACATGTGTGCTTTCACCTGTTATCGAATAGGACACGACCATGCCAGAGTATAAGCGGCTGCCGTATGCGACGAAAGAGATCACCGATCGGACGGTCGTCGGGATCGCGGCGGTGCATGGCAATGTCGACGAGGGCGGCGATAAGTCATGGCCGGGATCGTTCGCGGACATTAGCGTCGACGGGCGTATGCGCGCGGTGTTCCTCTGGATGCACGATAGCAATGATCCGCCGACGGCCGCGATCAACTATGTCAAAGAGGTGCCGCGCGCCAGTCTGCCACAAAAAGTCTTAGCGTACGCGCCCGACGCGACCGGCGGCGTCGAAGTGTCGCGCACGTATCTGGACACGGCGCGCGGAAACGAGGTGCTGAGCGGCCTGCGCGCCGGCGCGATTACCGAAATGTCGTACGCCTATGATGCGATTCAATACGACTTCGAAGATATTGACGGCCAGACCGTCCGCAATCTTCGCAAAGTCGAAATTTTTGACTTTTCGGATGTCTGCTGGGGCATGAACGCCGCGACCATCGGCGTCAAAAATCGCCCGTTTGAGATCGAGCATACGACGGCGCTTGCTGCCGTGAAAAGCTATACCGATCGCTGCTGCGATCTGGCCGCCTTGCGTGCGAAGGATGGCCGGGTGCTGAGCGGCGAAAACCGCAAGCGGATTAAAGCGGCCGTCGACGCGCTGAACGACGCGATCGGCACGCTGGACGATCTGCTGCTGGCGACCGAACCGAAACAGCGACACGACATGCGCCGCTTACAGCTCGAGTATGAGCGCATGCTGGCGCAATTCAACGGAGCGATAGCACGATGAAAAAGAAGTATGAGATCGGCCAGGCCTTAGACGCGAAGCGCGACCAGCTGGCGACGATCTTTCGCGAAGCCGGGCCGGAGCTGGACATGGCGCTGGTCAAGACGATCGACGGGACAAGCGAAGAAAAGGTCGCGGCGATCCGCAATCTGAACGCGGAGCTGAGCGACCTGGGGAAACAGTTTGACCAGGCGCGCGAACTCGAGTTGATCGCCGAAACGGCGAAAGGCAACGGCGACGGGCGGCCGAAAGAGGAGCGGCGCGACTTGCGCGAGAGTGGCGGCGACGCGCGTTCGCTGGGTCAGCAATTCGCCGAAAGTCGTTTGTCGAAAGAACACGCTGGAAGATCGAAGCGCCAGTTCAGCGTGTCGTTCGACGAGTTCGACGAGACGAAAGATCGCATGCAGCGCAAGACGCTCATGACGACCGCGGCCGGCTTCAGCGCGCCGAACTATCGTACCAATATTGTGATCTCCTCTGCCCAGCGGCGGCCGGTCGTCGCGGATCTGATTCCGCAATCGACGACGACGGCCAGCGTGATCAAGTATATGGAAGAAACGACGTTCACGAATAACGCCGCGTCGGTATCGGAGGGCGGCACGAAGCCGGAGGCCGCGCTGGCGTTTACTGAGCGCAGCCAAATGGTCGAAAAGATCGCGGTCACGCTGCCGGTCACAGATGAGCAGCTAGACGACGTGCCGCAGATCCGTAGTGTGATCGACGACCGCTTAACGCTCATGCTGGAGCTGACCGAGGAGATCGAGCAACTGACCGGATCAGGAACGTCGCCGCATCTCCAGGGTATTCTGACGAAAACGGGCGTTCAGACGCAAGCCAAAGGCGTCGATCCAACGCCCGACAGCGTCTATAAGGCCATGACGAAGGTTCGCTTCACCGGCTTCGCGGAGCCAAGCGGCGCGGTGTTCCATCCTAATGACTGGCAAGACGTCCGGCTGCTCCGGACGACCGACGGGATCTATATCTGGGGGAACCCGAGCGAAGCCGGGCCGGAGCGGATCTGGGGGCTGCCGGTGATTCTGACGACCGCCGAAACGGAAGGCACCGCGCTGGTCGGCGACTTCATGCTGTACAGTCACATTTCGCGGCGCATGGGTATTCGGATCGATGTCGGTTACGTCGGGACACAGTTTGTTGAAAATAAGCAGACGATCCGCGTCGAAGAACGACTCAGTCTGGAGATATACCGCGCCGCGGCGTTTTGCATGATTACTGGCATCTAGGTATGTACGCTAACAGGGATCTAAGGAGGGCATGATTATGCCAGTGATCGAGGGCGGCGGATTAGGCGATCCGCTCCAGAACGCCGGCGCGCCCGTCGCCGGAACCGACGAAGTCCAGACCTTAACGATCGGCGGCGCGCCGACGGCCGGCGCCGGCAGCGGCTTTACACTCGTTTTCATGGGATTCACGACCGCGCTGATTCTCTGGAGCGCGACGAACGCGACCCTCGTCGCGGCGATCGACGCGGCATTGGAAGCGCTGCCGGTGATCGGGGCTGGAAACGTGACGACCGCGGTCGGCGTCATGACCGCCGGCGTCGGGACGATCACGATCACGTTCGCGGGCGGGCTGGCGAAACAGTCGGTCAATACCATTACCGTCGGCGTCAATAGCATGACCGGCGCCGCGCCGACGGTCGCGGTCGCGGAAACGACGCCGGGCGTCACGCCGACGGCGTTCGGGATCGCGAAGGGTGGGTTACTGATCGACACGACGAACGCGATTCTGTATATCAATACCGGCACGCAAGCCGCGCCGACGTTCACGAAGGTCGGGACGCAAACATGACGACCGTTTCCAGCCGGCTCGGGCCGATCATTGTCCTTCAGCCGGGCGCATCGGGCGCGTCGAACGGCGTCGCGATCGACATCACGGATGCCGCAAGCGCGGCCGTCGAAGTCAGCGGCACGTTTACGGGGCTGACGGTCAACTTTGAGGGCTCGATCGACAACGGCGCGACGTGGTATATCGTCAGTCTGATCGAGCTATTGACCATGCCACAAACGCGTGTCACGACGACGACGAAGGCCGGCATGTATTTTCTGGAATACGCGCGGCCGCTGAACGCGCTCAGGGCGCGTATCACGACGTTAGCCGTACCAACCGGCGCGGTCGTCGTGCGCGCGCGCGCTGCGCTGGTCTAAGACGTGCTGACGAGGTCACAGGAACGATTCTCCGGAGGGCAGCATGGAAATCCATCAGGGAAACAAGCCGATCATGTGGCAGAACGACGGACCGAACCTCTATTTAGACGCGAAACAACAGAACGTCGTCCAGGAGGGCGATCCGCGCGCGTCGTTTTTGCTGGTCGCGGCCGGCGGGCAGCTGCCGGAGGAGGAGGCGCGAAAATGGGGGCTGCTGGACGATGAGTCAAAAGCGAAGAAAAGCGCGCCGGCGAATAAAGCGAAAGACGAAGCGCCGAACAAAACCAAATGAGTAGTTACGCGACGATTGACCAGCTCAGAATGTATCTGCCGCAAGTGTCCGATCTGGGCATGCAGCGTATCACGATTACGGGCGCGACCGGCGGCACGTTCACGCTTTCCTACGAAGGGACGGCGACGGCCAGCCTTGCCTTTAATGCGACCGCGACGCAAGTTCAGACCAGTCTCCGCGCGTTGAGTGCAATCGGCGTCGGCGGCTGTAAGGTCAGCGGCCGGCCGGGCGGGCCGTATACCGTCACGTTCCAGGGCGTGCTGGCGACCGACGCCGGGCCGCTTTCGGGTAACGCCGGCAGCTTGACCGGGACGACGCCCAGTATCACGATCGAAAGCGCGACCGACGATACGCTCCAGCTGTGTCTGGACAATGCGACCGATACCGTCCGATCGAGCATGCGCAGTCTGCTGGCCGATCCGCTGTTCGATTATCTCGTGTACGGCGCGGCCGCGTCGCGGATCGTCCGCGGATCGGGCGGCCAGTATTTGACGATCGGCGCGCATAGCCTCGGCAGCGTGACGACGGTCGCATACGAAAGCGGCAGCGTGCCGGCAGCGTTCACGGCGCTGAACGACGCAGAATGGGACGAGATGTCGGACGGCCGACTCTGGCGCGCGGTCGGCTGGACATACTCGGGCGTCAGCACGATCCCGCGCTATCAAGTGACCGCAGTCTGGGGTTACGGCGCGACCGTGCCGGGCGCGATCACGGAGGTCACGCTGGAATTAGCGGTCACGATCTGGCGCACGCGCGACCGCGGCGGCTGGGCGGAAACGGTCGGCGCGGACGGCGGCGGCGCCGTGCGCTATGTCAGCGGCTTAACCAAGCTCCAGAGTGAGATCCTGATCAGCGCGCGCGACCAATTGATCACGATCGGAGTCTGACGATGAGCGAAAACATGAGCTGGACAGGCCTTAGCCCGGCCGACATCGCCGCGAACGCGCGTTCGCATCCGTTCGCGGACGGCTTAGAACCGCTCATGCACAAAATCACGCTGCTGGCCTTGCGCGAAAGTCAGCGGCTGACGCCGGTCGCGACCGGGCTGTTACGCCGCTCAGAAACGACGCGCGTCGAAGTCGGCGGGCTCCGCGGCTGGGTCGGTAGTAATGTCGTGTACGCGCCGTTCGTCCATTATGGCACGCGCTTCATGAGCGGCACGCCGTTCTTTGAGCAAGGGATCGCGGCGGCCGGGCCGGATATTGAAAAGCTACTGGCGGAAAGCGGCGACGATTACATGGCCGGGCTGGTCAAGCCATGAGCGCGCTATCGTGCTGGCAAGGCTTAGACGCCGCGTTTCGCACGGTCGCAGGCCTGCGCGGCGTCACGCTCGGGGAACCGACGGGCGATCTCGATCTGCCGGCATTGTACGGCGCGTACCAGTCGTTTACCAGGCCGCTGCGCAATAGCCCGCCGGCGCGCAACGTTAGTGGCATGCATCACATTTTTGCGTGCCGCTTAGTGATTCGCCATGTCGATAACGCGCAAGCGGAAATGCAGCTGCTGACGCTGCTGGACGCGATCCCCGACGCGATCGACCTTGACCCGAAGCTGGGCGGGCGCGTGAACAGCGGCATGGCGTATTGTTCGGCCGGCGTCAGCGGCTTCGCGCGCCTGGGCGAGGTCGTGTACCGCATCGTGGATTTTACCGTCGAAATTTTAGATAAGCGCGAAGGAACATAGTCATGGACGACGAACCGATCGCCCGCTATTACGACGATAGCAAGAACGCCGACGCGGTCTATCTGCCGGGCGTGCCGCTTTCGGACATTAGCGAATCGCGCTGGGCGGCGTTTCCCCAGTGGCTACAAGACAGCGCCGACGCGATCGGCTGGTATAGCGCGACGCGCCCGGCCGTCCGCAAAACGGCGGCCGTCCGCGCGATCGACGATCAGAGGAGATAAGCCATGCCCAGCGCAGAAATACCGTTCGAACTGTTTGGACTGGCGCTGGAAGCGACGCGCGGTACGGTCGTCACGCCGCCGACGCACCTCATGACCGTCGCCGGGACGATCACGCCCGTTCGGACGAAGTATCGCCCGGAGGAGGCGCGCGGCACGCTGGAGGAGTGGTACCGCTCTAAAACCGTGCATACCTCGTCGACCTGGGAGATCCCCGATAGTTTGCTCGATCCAAACTACGCGCCGATCCTGTTCAATCTGGTCAGTAAAGCCGGCAGCACGCCGACGACGCCGACGAACGGCGTGCTGACCCGACTCTGGACGTATACGCCGACGTTGACCAGCGATGATATTAAATCGGCGACGCTGTATTTCGGCGATCCGAACGTCCAGATCTTCCAGGCCGCCTATTGCATGGCCGACGAGTTGACCGTGTCAAGCGACGCGACCGCCGACACCGGCGCGACGTTCGGCTTAAAGGGCATGGGGAAATTTCCGACGCGCGTCACGGCGCCGACGTTTCCGGCGGCGATCCCGGGCGATCTGCTCATGCCGGGCGCCATGCAGCTGTGGATCGATACCAGCAGCGCGATCGGCACGACCGAAATTACGGGCCGGTTTATCAAAACCGCCTGGACGATCCCCACCGGCGTCAGCTACAAAAACTACGCGAACGGGCCGACGGGCGGGCTCAGCTTTACGAAGACTGGACGCAAGAAGCGGCACGCCGAAGCGACGATCGAAGTCGAATTAAACGACCTGAGCGTCGGTACAGGGAAAGAGTATCAGACATGGGAGGCCGATACCATTGTAAAAATGCGAATCCGGCTGAACGGCAGTCTGATTGAAAGCGTCACGCCCGATTACTATAGTTACGTCCAGCTGGACATTTACGGCGCGCTGGACGCGCTGGAGTGGGGCGCCGTCGAAGATACCAACCGCACGATGCGGTTTACCGTCCAGTCGGAATACAATAGCACGTTGGGCGCGTCGTTTAGTCTTTCAGCCCAGAATACGAGAACCGCGCTATGAGTCGCTTTCATGTCGATCCGAACGAACATGTTGACGTGTTTGAGTTCGATCCGGACGAAACGATCAGCACGACGCCGCCGAACGTGATCACGATCCGCGCGCGCATGAGCGTGGAAGTCGCCGGGCGCGTGTCCTCTGAACTCATGCAATTAGGCGCGGACAATAAGCTGGAAGCGCACGTCGGCGCGCACGTCGGCGCGCTGCTGCTGCATAACATTCTATCGTGGCGCGGGCCGGACTTTGACGATCTGCCGTGTACGCCGGCGAATATCCGCGCGCTGCCCAGCCCGGAAAGCGATCCGTTTATTTCCAAGGTCGCGGACGCAATCGCCCAGCGCAATCGCGCGCGGAGCAGCCCCAACCCAAAGTCAGCAGCTACGCCCGCTACATCCGCGAGCGCTGGCGTAGTCGCCTATCCGACGCAAGACAGGGACGACGATCGCGGGCCGCTGCTGCGGGCGAATGGGATCGCGAAGTCAGTCTTGCGATCCGATTCGGATGGACGCCCGCGCAAGTTGGCGCCCTAGATCCAGACTTTCTGGAGGAGCTGACCGCGTATCTGCTGGCTGAGTCCGATCTGAACACTGAAAGCTGATAGCTGCATGGGCGTTAGCACCGCGACATTAGAACTCCTCGTTCAGATGAAAGACGAAGCGTCCAGCGGCCTGTCGTCGCTTTCGTCCAGTCTGGGCGGCGTCGGTATGGTCGCGGGCGGCGCGGCGGTCGCGGGCGTCGTCGCGTTCGGCGCGGCATTAGCCGGCGGCGTCGCGGACGCGCAGAACACGCGCGCGCTCATGGCCGAGACGGAAACGATCTTAAAGAACACCGGCCAGTCGGCGACGCTCAGCGCCCAACAGGTCGCGGACTATGCGTCGGCCATGTCCGACGCGGCTGGAAAAAGCCTGTTCGGCGACGATCAGATTCAAGCGGCCGAAAATGTCATTCTGAAGTTCAAAGAGATTAAAGTCCCGATTCAAGACGTGACCCAGCTGGCGACCGACATGGCGACGACGCTCGGGACGGAGCCGGCCGACGCCGCGCGCAAGCTCGGGCTGGCCTTGCAAGATCCGTTCAACGCCGTGTCCGATCTCCAGAAGCAGGGCGTCATGCTGACCGACACGCAAAAGGCCGTGCTGGAGCAATTCAAGTCGACCGGCGACGCGGCCGGCGCGCAGCAAGTCTTAGTCGACGCGCTGAACAAGACGTACGGCGGACAGGCTGAAGCGGCGGCGAAAGCGGCCGGCGGCATGGTGCAATTCAAGGCCGGGATCGGCGAAACGTTTGAGACGCTCGGGTCGAAGCTGCTGCCGCTGCTGGATAAGTTCGGCGCATGGCTGAACAGTCCGGAGGTGCAAGCGGCATTATCCGTGTTCGCGGAGCGGCTCGGGCGCGGGATCGAAATCGCCGCGGACTTTCTGGTCAATACCCTGATCCCCGCGCTGACCGATCTGTATAATTGGCTTGCGCCGCGGCTCGGGCCGATTATCGCGGAGGTCGTCCGCGCGCTTTCGGAAGATCTGCCGCGCGGGATCGATCGCGTGGTCACGGCCTGGAACACCATGAAACAGGCGCTGTCCGACTTTAACGACAATTATATCCAGCCGATCGTTAGGGGCTGGAACATGGTCACGGCGGCCGTGACCGACGCGTACAATTGGTTTAATAAGATTGCGACCAGCATTAGCGCGATCCAGATCCCGGCATGGCTCCAGGGCCATAGTCCGCCGCCCTTAGCAAATTGGTTCAGCGACATCGCCTCCTCTGCTGAGCAGGCCGGCGCGGTCGTCAGCGATGTCGCGCCGAACGCGGGCGCGCTGCCGGGTCTGCCAGTAGCCTCCGCTGCTGCCGGCGGCCAGTCGATCAATATTACGGTCAACGTCGCGGGATCGGTCAAAACTGAGCAAGATCTGATTGTGGCGATTAGGAACGGCTTAAATCAGCTGGGCGCGCAGAACGTCAGCATCTTTAGTCCGAACGTGACGCCGTAATGGCATGGCCAGCTATCACGGTAGAAATAGACTTCGCGCATGGGCCGCTGACCGCGCTGGCGTCGGCGACGTGGACGGATATCACGACCTATGTCGTGAATATCGCGACCCGGCGCGGCCGCGGCGACGCGCTGAGTCGGATCGACGCCGGGACGGCGACGCTTGTTCTGGACAATAGCGATCGGCGCTTTGACCCGACGTATACCAGCAGCCCGTATTATCCGAACGTCGTGCCGATGAAAAAGATCCGCATTAGCGCGGTCTATAGCGCGACGACCTATCGGATCTATACGGGCTATATCGCCAGCTGGCCGCCCGACTGGCCGGGCGGGCTGGACGCGACGACGACGATCGCATGCGTGGATGCGTTCACGTTTTTTGCGAAGGTCAAGCTGAACGGCAGCTTCAGTAATGAGTTTTGTAACTGGGCGATCGACACGCAATTGACCAATATCGGCTGGCCGGGCGCGGCCGATCGGTCACTATTCAACGCGCAGAGTCAGATCCAGGCCGGGACGTTCTCCAATACGCCGGCGCTCCAACATTTTCAAAACGTCGCCGATGTCGAAAGCGGTTTATTTTTCATGGGCGCGGACGGCAAGCCGACGTTTCACAATCGCCATTATCGCTTAGTGAATAGCCTTATTAGTCAAGCGACCTTCGACGATTCGTCCGGCGCGACCTTGCCATGGCTGACCGTATCGTCGACGTACGACGACACGCAAATATGGAACGAGGCGCGGATCACGCGGACGGGCGGCACGGAGCAGGTCGCGACCGACACGACCTCGCAAGCGGCGTATTTTACGCGGACGATCGCGCGCACGCTGCCGGTGCTGAGCGACGGCGACGCGCTCGGGCTGGCGCAATGGACGGTCGGATTGTACGCCAGCCCGATCTTCCGGTTTACCGCGGTCACGCTGGACGGCCTCATGACCGATAGTGTATGGCCGCATATGCTCGGACGCGCGATCAGCGAACGGATTACGGTCACGCAACATCCGCCGGGCGCGGCCGATGTGATCACGCAAGACTGCTACATCGAGCAGATCAGTCATGACATCACGGCCAGTAACGACGGCGTATTCTGGAAAACGTCGTTCGGCCTTTCAAGCGCGGCCGCGCTGGCCGGGTCGTCGTTCTGGATCTTACAAGATCCGGTGTTCGGCGTGCTGAACAGCACGACCAAGTTAGCCTATTAGGTGATCTATGGCATGGTCAACGCCGCCGGCGTTCGCGGTCGCGGAGGTCGTCACCGCGACGCGCATGAATATTCTGTCCGACGACCTGAGCTATCTCAAATTGTCGCCGGTGTTCGACGGCGCGCCGGTCGTCGGCGCGTCCGGCAGCGCGCAAAGTTTTACGGTCTGGGGAAATTGCGATAGCGGCGCGAACGGGCCGCTGTTCGTCAAAAATACGTCGGCCGGGACGATCGGCACGTCGTTGACCGTCGACGCCAGCGGCGCCAGCGGCGGGCGAAAATATAGCTTTGTTTCGACGGCCAGCGCGGCGAATATTCCGGGCGCGTTCGCATTGTACGATTCGACCGCCGGCGCGTTTCGCTTCGCGGTCAACAGTGTCGGAAATGTCATCATCGGCGATAGCGGCGCGCTGCCGCCACAGGGCCGGCTGCATGTGTTGGGCGGAAATGGCGGCGTCGCGACCGCTGGCATGGTGCTAGGGAATGCGTCGGCCGTGACCAGTTTGCAAACCGTATTCGCGGCCGGCACGGTCGCGCGCGCGGCGGCGTTTCTGGTCGTCGATCGGAATAATACCAGTGGCGCGGTCACGCAAAACACAATCACCGCGACCGCGCTGGGCGTGTCGTCGACGTATGTCAACGCCGATACGATCACGATCGCGGTCACGGCCGGCGGCGCGGTCACGCTTCAGCGGACGGCCGGGACGAACGGCACGCATGATATTTGTATTCTGGCGCAATTCTTATAGCGAGGAGCAGCACCATGCCACAATCACGCGACGCGATCACGCCGCTTGTCGTGACGCAAGATCAGATCGAGCAACAAAAGCGCGTTATTCTGGCGACGCGATCGACGGTCGGTCAACTGCTGAGCGCGTGCGACGGGCTGGCCGCCCAGCAAGAAACGTACAATCGCTTAGGGCTGGCCGACGACGCGATCCTGAGCGACGCGGCGTTCGAAGGAACCGGAACCGATAAAGCGACCTATCGCGCGGCGATCGTGTCGATCGACGCGCTGTTTAGTCTGCTGGAGCAGGGCCATGGAACCAACTTTGAAAAGTTCGCGCGCTAGTATCACCGCCCGGCGCGACGACCTGGCCGCCCAGCTGGAGAACGGAAAGCGCCAGCTCGAGACGCTCGATCGGCAGCTATGCGTGCTGGCCGGCGGGATCCAAGAGTTGAATACCGTGCTGGACGACTGGCCGGAGGAGGTCGCGGATGTCCCTGTTCACGCCCCTGATTAATTACGCCGGCATGGAGCATGTGCTGAACGCCATGCCGTGTTTCGTCCACCCGAACGGAAATAGGTACGGGATCGCGATCGAAAAGCGCGGCGGCGTGACGCAGAATTTATCCGTGTATCGGATGCGCAACGGCACGACCGCGCGCGAACACGTTCACACGTATACGGGCGGCGTGGACAGCGTCGCGCAGATCGCGGCGGGCGGCTGCATTATCCGGCCGGACGGCGCGCTGGAAGTCTGGGCGGCCGCGACGCCGGTTCAGTCGCCGAACGTGACGAAAACCGGCTTCGTCGGCGGCTTCTGGGAGCCGATCCCAAACGTCGACGATCCCTATACGCTGGGCGGATCGGGCGTGACCTTGTTTCCGCACCTCATGACCGCGCCCAGCTGGGAGAATCGCACGGTCGCGGGCGGCCAGTGGGTCGACGTGCCGAGCGTGTTCGGCGTGCCGGCGTCCAGCGCGTATATCGTGCGCTTTGTCGCCGAGTCGGACGCGGCCGACGTGCGCGTCCGCGCCGGGACGGATGTGTCGCCGTCGTTCTTGACCGTGAATACCCAGCTGCCGAACGTCCAGATTCACGCGCAAGGTTGGGCGCCCGGGCCGCGCTGCTGGGTATCGGTCGCGCAAGGGACGGCCCGGGTATGGATGCAAATTTGCGGCTACTCCACCTAGCTTTTCGTGACCGGATACGTCGCCGGCGCGGTCGTTCCATCGTCGGCGCGATAGGCCGGCGGCAGCGTCGCCGATCGACGGTCGCGGACTTTCGCCAGCACGGTCGCGCGGTGTCCGCCGATCGCGCTATGGATCTGATTCGCGCTGAACAGCCAATTTCCGCGCTCATCTTTTTGATCGGCCATGGCCAGTAAGAATTGATCGCGGATCGCCATGTCGTCCTGATACGGGATCGCAATAGTATCAGCAGAACCGGGCGTCTCAGGTATCGGTACATGTACCGCCGCGGGCGGTATTTTTGTGTCCGCGTCCAGCAGACTTGACATATGCGCCCAGCCCGGCAGCAGATAGCGCGCGACCATGCGCGTCAGCCCATGGTAGCGATCCAGTCCCAGCATGGTCGCGACCTCGTCGGCCAGCAGCGGCACATGGCGCAAGGCGATCAGCGCGACGATCCATGCGGCCAGCCCGAACGACGGCCGCGCGACCAGCAGCGCGACCAGCAGCAGATCGAGGATCATGGCGCACCTATCGGGCCGGGCATGGCGCCGCCGCTGCCGGGCGCATGACATCCGGTTCGCGGATAAAACACCTCGCCAGCTGGACATGTCGCGGACGTTCGCTGGGAGAGAACCGCGGCCTGTTCGGCGCTGAGTGGCGGTACCGCGACGGCGGCCGGTTCCGCATGGGCTGGATCGGCGGCGTCCGCGACCGGCTTCTGTCCGAACGGCGTGTCGCCAGCGTCCTTCGATCGGACGCCGTTCGCGCACACGCCGTTGACAATTGGAAATGGACAGCCCGCCGGCGCGACGCTGCCGCCGTTCAGCGCCGGGTCGTTCAGCGCGTCGAGCGGCGCATCCGTCGCTTGGAGAACGTCGCCGCGCGGACTATGCTCAGCTTGCGCGCCGACGTTCGCCAGATAGGCGCTATTGTCCTCCGGCGCGACGTTCTGAGCGTCGATTTGCGGCGCGGAAACGGGCGCGGCGTCAAAAGATACGGGCGCGTCCACGATCGGCGCTGGCGTGACGGCGGGCGCGACGGAGATAGGCGTCGGCAGCGCGATCATGATCGCCGGCGTCGGTAGCGCCGGCGTCGGCGTCGCTTGCAAGATAATGATCTGCTGCGCGTCGGTTTTGGCCGGGCCGATCTGGACGATATTCGCCCAGAGGGCCAGGCCGACGAGGACAAACACGGCCATGCGGGCGATCGGGTCGTTCTTGTGCTGGATGGACTGATTTGTTGCCATGGTAGCACTCCCGTTCTATGGATGGGTAGTGCTACAATTTGCACTACCGATGATCTTCGCTCGTCGGTTCAGCATGAGGCGCGCGGGCGGCAGCTTCAGCCGTTCGCGCGCTGCTGATTATACGTTAGAACGGCGGTTCCCCATGCTTCCGTTCGTAGCGCGCCGCGTCAGTCTCCGCGCCGCCCTGCGTCGCCAGCGCGCGCGCGACGTTCAGCGCGGCCTCGGCCAGCAGCTCGGCCAGCTGCGCCAGCATGGCCGGATCGTTGTCGCTCAGGTCGACCTGTCCAAGCGTGACAAGGTTCTGGGTCAGTCCCGGGTATTGGTCAATTGTGATCTTCATTGGCGCACCCGCGCACCACACCAATCGCAGTAATCAGCATGCGGGCCGATCCGCCGGTCGCAATTCCAGCAGACGATTGTACTAATCCATTGTCGAAGCGTTCGCATGGAGACTCTCCCATCTATCAAGTGTCTCTAAAATGTAGCGCAGATCGCGCGGATCGCCGCCGGTTTCGCGCCAGCGTGCCACATCGGCGGCAAGTTCACGCAGTATGGTTAATTCCATATCGATCGTCGGCGTGGCAGCGTAGGGCGTGCCGTCGAGATTCACCAGCATGCCATTCCCATCGCGGCCATGCGTCGTGATGCGATGCTGATTGTAGGCGGCGTAATCGTCGAAGGTGCTGTAGCAGGCCGGGCATTGGTATTTCCCCGGCGGGTAGGTTTTGGCTGATTGTTTCATTCCGTCGTTCCTTTCGTCGTCGCGTCCAGCATGGCGCGGAGCGCGTGATATGCGTCGTCCAGCGGGCGGCCGCCGATCTTCCAGAAATATAACGCGTCGTCGCCAGCGGCCAGCGCCAGATTGTTCAGCAGGTCGATCGCGGAGGCGCGGAGCAGGGCGCGGTCGTCGTGCGCGCGTAGCAGATCGGCATGCAGCCGCGTATTCGCCAGCGCCAGCGCGGCGTATTGTTCGGTCAGGTCGTCCATTGTCCTCCTCTCTGGGCGGCACGTTGCGCCCGCGCCGATTGCGGCGTAATGCCAGCGCGATCACGTCGGCGTGCGATAGGACGCGCCGCCCGATCTGATAGCGCACGTCGCCGCCGTTCAGTCCCGATCCGCCGATATACTCCGCGACGCCGGCCGGCGTGCGATAGGCCAGCATGACCGGCGTCATGATTCGCCGCGCTTGCGTTCACGCCATGCGCGAAAGTCGGCCAGCATCGCGCCCATGTGCTGATCGGAAAAATCATGCACGCGTAGCCATTCCACAAGAAACGCATCGCTGTCCGCTGCATCCGCCGCCTCCAGAATGTAGTACGCTTGCTGCCGCGCCGCTGCGCTGGTCATCTGGATGGTCGGGTTCGCGCTTTCGCTCGGGTTCGCAAGTGAAAAAGTAACAAACGGCTGTTTAGTATTGTGGCCGTAGCCGCTGCTGATACTCAGCATGGCCTCCTCCGGCCTCCCAAACGTGATCGCCAGCGCCTGCTCAGCTTCTTTGACCGCGCTGGCCAGCGACGGCGCTTTCGCGATCTTTTCCAGCGCCATGCGGTAGGCGCTGGCCGCGCTGATCGGATCAGTTTTCATGGCGTTTCTTCCCTCCAGCGATACGTGATCGCGTGCCACGTCTGGCCGTCGCGCGCGATCTGGCGCTGCCCCTCCAGCGGAAAGCGGATCGCGGTCGCGGGTATGCCCAGGTCGCGCTTGAACGTTTCGATCTCCGTCGCGCCCAGCGGCTTTTTACTCCGGCTGATCGTCAGCGTCGTCACGCCGTCCGACACGCGGACAGCGATCCGCGCGCCGCCCTTCAGATCGAGCGACCTGTCTTCGCCGCTTTCACGCGCGCGGCGGTGCAATTCCAAGTAGAGATTGCTGAGGCTCATGATCGCTCCAGTACGCGTCGCGCGCCCGATCGACGGCGTCCACGTCGCGGCGGTCGTCGCGCTGCTGCTGCCGCCATTGTTCGGCCAGATACGTCGCGTTTCCGCCGAACGCGCGCGCCCGGCGCGGCCATGTCCAGCCCGGCGTTTGTCTGACCAGTTCGGCCAGCGCGATCCGCCGCCGGAGGGACAGAAAGAGCAGATCGCCGCGCGTCTGCCGGCGTTCGGCCAGCTGGCGCAAGCGGATCGCGTAGACGTACGTGTCGCGGTGCTGTTCGTAGTAATGCCGCATGCGATAGCTCACGATAGTAGCTCCAGATCGCACGTCTTGACCCAGCGGAGCATGCCGCGGAGCGCGATCTGACTCCGATCGCCGCGGGTCGCGTAGGACACGACGCGGACGACATGGCCGCGGTAGATGGCGATCATAGCAGCACCCGCTGACTCTCGATCTGAATCTGTTCAGCTAAGAATCGACTATAGGCCGGCGGGATCGCCTGTGATAGCTCTTTTCCTGTCATCCAGTCGATCGCCATGGCCGGGCCGCAATAACTCCCGACATCCCCCGTAATGGTCACATGGCCGCCGGCCATGTAGAACGCCTTGCGCTGGCGCTGCGCTTTATGCCCGCCCGATCGTATGACATGCTGCGGATGATCGGGCTGAAAGATCATCATGGACGTTTCGAAGCGCCGATGTCGATATGTTCGCAGCCCGAACATGCCGCCACAAAGCATAATATAGTAATCAAGTGGCGCGCCCGGCACATTTTCCATAATCCATGGCGCGGATTGCGCGTGGAGGCGCGCGCGGATCGGCGCAATGAGATCAGGATAGACGCGATCAGGATGAAGCGCGTGGAGCGGAGTGTATGCTTGACACGGCGGCGATGCCCAGATCAGATCATACCCGTCCAGATCGACGGTCAGCGCGTCTCCTAAGATAAACACATCGCCGCAATAGTGCGGCTGCGGACGAATATCCACGCCCGTAACGTGATACCCGGCCAGCTGTAATCCGCGCGTCGCGCCGCCGGCGCAACAAAACAGGTCAAGCGCTTTCATCGCCGCACCCCCTTGCGCCGTGTCGAAAGCGACGCCAGCGCGCCCGTTTCCGTGTCGCCGCGCGCTAAGCGCGTCTGGACGTAGATCCAGTCCGGGCCGCTGGCGTCGGCGGGCAAGATGCGCCGCGCGATGTCGCCGATCGACTCGACCTCCGGCGGGCCGGGTGGCGCACCTCCGAGCGCGAAGCCGGGCCGATCGCGGTACGCTTCTGGGTCTAGGGGCTGCTGGGGATCGGGCGGCGCGGTATGCAGCTGGCCGCGTTTGATTGCGTTAAAAAAGGCGCCGGCGGTACAGAGTCCTGCGCTGATACGCTGCTCAAAATGCGCCCAGCTGGCGCGGATCTGTTCGGTCGTCACGTCCGGCCGGGCGCGGAGCGCGTCGCGAATAATCTTCGCGTCGGCGCCCAGTTCGGCCAGCAGCAGCGCGCGGTGATCGGGTGGATCGATCGATTCGGCGCTGCATGGTATCTTAGATCTAGCAGCAGCAGACTCAGAGTCTAATGCTGCTGCTACTAGATCATGATCTTCCATGCATTGCGGATTCGATCGATCGGATCGATCGCTTTCCGTTTCCGCGTCCAGATGCGCCGCGTCGCGATCGATCCGATCGATCAGCGCCGAATCGTCACGGTCTGATCGATCGATCAGATCGATCGATCGGTCGTCGCCATAGTCGCGCAGCAGCATGATCACGCCGCTTGTCGCATCGTAGCGAATCCAGTCCAGGCATGCAAGCTGACAGAGCAGCGCCGGGATCGGGCTGGCGCTTGCATAGCCTAGCCAGTCGGCCAGCTGGCGATTACCCGGGCGGAAAGAACCGCCGACGCCGATATGCGCGCGAACGCAATCCAAGAGTCGACCGATCGGCGGCACAACTTCATAGGCGAAGGGATTACGCGGCGCGGTCGTATCTCCATTTTCCCTGACAGACGTGTCGGAATATCCGCCACTAGACAGGCTAGAATTGATCTGGTATGATTCCATTGTCACATTCCTTGGTGATTAGATCAGCCGCCCGCGCCGCGAACGCATTGGGCGGCTGATTGCTTGTCCAGACAATGCCGGCGGTCGCGGCCGGCGCGTCGCGCCGTTCATGGGCGCGGTGTTAGCCTGGCGCGGGATCGCTGTCGTCCGGGCCGTGCGGCGGCGTCGGACAGGGGTTCGGGCCGAGTGGATAGATCATGTAAACAATTCTTTCTGTACCTTGTCGGTACGCTGCTGCTGGAGTTCTAGATAGTCCTGATTAAGATCAATGCCGATCGCGTCGCGCCCGAACCGCTCCGCGACGCGCATGACCGTGCCGCTGCCGGCGAAGGGATCGAGAATCGTGTCGCCAGCCCGCGACCCGGCCAGGATACACGGCTCGATCAATGCCTCCGGCATCGTCGCGAAATGCGCGCCGGCGTAGGGATGGGTCGCGATCGTCCAGACCGTGCGACGATTGCGGGTCGCGGATTCTTTACTGCGGATCGTCGTTCTGCCAGTCCCGTTGTTTGTTTGTCCATTGCGCGCGGCTTTGTCTGGCGTGGCAATAACGCCGCCGCCGGTATGCGTCGCCGCCTCCGCAATCGCCGCCGCGTCGTAAAAATACCGCGGCTGTTTCGCAAACAGGAACACGTATTCGTGCGCGCGGGGCGGTCGGTCGGTCACGCTTTCGGGCATGGGGTTCGGCTTACTCCAGATCACGTCCGATCTGAGGATCCAGCCGGCGTCCTGAAGCGCGAACGCGACGCGCCAGGGCATGCCGAGCAGGTTCTTTTCTGGTAAAATCGCCGCTGCCGCGCCATAGCTGCCGGCATCGGTCACGGCTTTGTGCGCGTTCGTGCCGCGCGTCGCGTCGCCGCTCCAGTTTACCCGCGTACCGCGCCCGTACGAATCCCCCAAATTAACCCACAGCACCCCATCGTCGCGCAGCACGCGCCAGACCTCCGCGAATACCGCGACCAATGCCGCGACGTACGCTTGCGGCGTCGCTTCCGTGCCGATCTCGTTCGCGTCGTCGGTATATTTCCGCAGGCCATAGTACGGCGGCGACGTGATCACGCATTGCACCGATCCTGCCGGCAGCGTCGGCAGCACGGCGCGACAGTCGCCATGCAGCAGCGTGATCATGATGGTTGCTGCTGCTGCTGCCGGAGCAGCCAGCCCGGCAGCTCATCCGCTAGGCGCGGCGGCGGCGGATCGTCCCAGCCGAATCGCTCTAAGTGATCGTCCACGATCGCCAGCAGCAGCTCCGGCCAGAGCAGCGGCCCGGCGATAGCACACAGCCGCATGCGGATGTCGGCCAGGGTCGCGATCTCGTCGTCGCTCCAGACCGTGGTAGAATATTCCATCGCTTCCTTTCCTTTGGGCGCGTCGCACGTACACCGCGACGCGCCCGATTCAATTATTCCGTTACCACTTCAAACAGCACCCCGTTTCTACGCAAGCCACGGCGGCCCGCGCGGCTGGGCGTATGCCAGGTCGCATACGCGCAAGCGCCCGCGTCGCCGCGTTCTTTTTCGTGTCGCGCCAGATCGGCGCGCACCGTAGGAGGGGCTGTGCTGGACATACAGACCAAAACGGGGATGGAAACGCGGCTGGCCACGTCGCCGGCGATCGTGGGCACACTGGGCAGCTTCAGCGCGGCATTAGCCGGGCGCAAAGTCCGGCCGCGGACGATTGCGACCTATCAGAAAGTCGTGACCGCGTTCGCGACATGGCTGGGCGACGACGCGACGATCGTCGACATCGATGTCGACGCGATCGGGCGCTATCAGATCGCGCGCGGACATTTAGCGGCGGCGACGATCGCGAAAGACTTGTCCGGCATCCGCGCGTACTGCCGCTGGACGCTGCGCGCGCAGCTCCGGCACGACGATCCGACGCTGGAGTTGATCTGGCCGAAACGGGTCACGCCGATCC